ATTCGTCCAGTTCGGCTCGGCAACGGTGAGGGTCTGGATTCCGCCGGTGGTGGGCTCGCAGGTTACGGTCTTTTCGCCTGGTGGGGATACGACGCGCGGATTGGTTTTCCCTGGTCCCTTTGACGGCAGCGCGCCGGATGATCGTACCGAGGCGGTTCGCATCTCGATGCCTGGTGTTGATCTGGAATTGGTGGGTGGCGTGCTGCGCGTTCTTGCCGGCTCGATCGACGTGCCTAATGGCGACGTTGTTGCCAGCGGTGTCAGTCTGGTAAACCACACGCATGGTGGCGTCACATCAGGGCCGTCCAGCACTGCAGTTCCTAATTGATGCGGGTCTTGGAAGTCGCCAGAGGCGGCACGGTCTATCCAGACCCATGGTGGCGTCATGATTGGGCTTAATTCATCCACTGGACGCGCGCTTGGCGGGATTGATCACCTCCGTCAGTCGATCGTGGACATTCTGCGGACTCCGGTCGGCTCTCGAGTGATGCGTCGCGAGTATGGCTCGCGGTTGTTTCGTTTGGTGGATGCGCCTTTGGGTGAAAGCACACAGTTGGCGATCATGGCGGCAACGGTTGAGGCTCTGGAAACGTGGGAGCCTCGTCTGTCGATTGAATCGGTGGCTGTGAGTTCCTTTGGTGCCGGCTCGATCGTTTTGGATTTGGTGGCCATCTATCTGCCCGAGGGGCGGGAGTTGGCTTTGGATGGGATAGTCGTTTCATGAGCAGTTTTACCTCCATTGATCTGTCGCGCCTTCCGGCTCCGTCGATTGTTGACGTGTCGGATTTCGAGACCATTTTGGCAGCTTTGAAGGCGGATCTTGTGGCAGCAAAATCCGACCTTTCTGATGTGCTCGATCTGGAATCGGAGCCGTTGGTTAAGGTTTTGGAAACGTGGGCCTACCGCGAGCTGCTCTTGCGCACCGCAATCAATGAAGCCGGCCGAGGCACTTTGCTGGCCTTTGCGACCGGCGGTAATCTCGACCAGATTGCGGCATTCTTCAATGTTGACCGCCAGGTCGTCACGCCAGAGGACTTGGCGCAAGTGCCACCTGTCGCGGCCGTTTTGGAGAGTGACGACCGCCTTCGGTCGCGCGTTCAGTTGTCGTTTGAGGGGTTCACGACAGCCGGCTCGATCGGGTCGTATGTGTTTTGGTCGTTGGATGCGTCGACCGATGTGAAGGACGTAAGTGTCGGATCGACTGTCCCTGGCGAGGTGCTCGTTGCTGTGCTGTCTGTCGAGGGTGATGGCGTTGCGGACGCGACACTGCTGGGCGCTGTGAGCTTGGCGTTGTCGGCTGAAGATCGCCGGCCGTTGACCGATTTGGTGATAGTGCAAACGGCTGCAATTGTTAATTACTCCGTTGAGGCTGTTCTGTCGCTTTATCCTGGTCCGGACGCGTCTTTGGTCCTGGCAGCATCGCAGGCTGCTGTTGATGCGTATGTTGCGGATCATCATCGGATGGGCCACGACATATCTGTTTCGGGTCTGCATGCGGCGCTGCATGGCGCTGGGGTGCAAAACGTCAACTTGATTGAGCCGGCGGCTGATATTGTTATCGCTTCAACGGAGGCGGCGTTCTGCACTTCCGTCACTGTCACAGTTGGTGGCGTTGATGTCTGATCTGCCATCCATCCTCCCACCTGGATCGTCGGCTCTGGAGGTTCTTTTGGAGCAGTTTCCGATGCGGCTGAATCGCGCGGTTGATCCGTTGTCTACGCTTTGGGATCCGATGACCTGTCCCGTTGCATTCCTTCCTTTTCTGGCATGGTCACTGTCTGTTGATGAGTGGGGTTCGGAGTGGTCTGTGGCGACCAAGCGGTCGGCGTTGGCGGCGTCGCTTGCGATCCATCAGCTGAAGGGGACGCCGGCGGCGGTTAAACGCGCGCTGGTTGCAGCCGGATATGGTGATGCGACGGTTGTGGAGCACTACGTTCCTGAAGATGTCGAGGATCCTGACCATTGGGCCGAGTATCGGATTAATCTGTTGCGGCCGATCACGATTGAGCAGGCGACGCAGGTTCGCGCCATTCTTTTGACGGTCGCGCCGGCGCGCTGCCATCTCAAAGGTCTTGATTACACCGAGGCTCTTAACCTCTACGACGCTCGCATCTCGTATGACGGGCTTTTTTCCCATGGAGTAGCCTAATGACGGATTTAACTGAAACCGGCGGATGGGTGGATGGGGTCTACCAAATCGAGCAGACGGATCCTGTCGTTGGGGGGCCGCCTGACCTCGCTAATGGTGGTGGAATTGCAAACGTCCAAGCGGAACAATTGGCAAAGCGGACGGCGTACCTAAAGTCCATCATTGATGCGCTGGGCGCTGCGAGCGCACTTGGCGTCAGCGCGAATGCCAATTTAAATATCGACGGGCCTAAGCTGGCAACTCGGGAAGTAATCCGGCTTGCGATTGCAGGCGAATTGGAGGCGCTGGGCGATGCGAGCGACTATGATGTCAGTGTCGATGCCGATCTGGCTGTGGACGGGGGCATGCTCGCAACTCGCGCGGTCATTGCGGCCGCAATTGCAGCGTCGCTTGCCTCACTTGACGGCTTAACGCCAGCCGGCACAATCATTTATCAGGCAGGAAATGCCGCGCCATCGGGGTTTTTAAAGGCAAACGGCGCGTCACTCAATACCACAACCTACGCAGACCTGCTTGCTGTTATTGGATACACTTTTGGCGGGTCGGGTACGTCCTTCACTTTGCCTGATTTACGCGGCGAGTTTGTTCGTGGTTGGGATGACGCTCGTGGCGTTGATGCGGGGCGTGTCTTTGGTTCTGCCCAAGCTGATGAGTTTAGGGCTCACGCTCACCAGTTTAGTGCTTACGCTAATACGGATTCAAATCGTGAACGTGACAATAACCCTGGTGCAGGGTCCCTGACCACACAACCGACTGCTTACACAGGCGGAAACGAAACCCGCCCACGCAACATCGCATTGCTCGCTTGCATTAAATATTAGGGATTATTCACATGAAAAAAGTCGTGCAGTTAGATCAAGCGGGCTACTTCGTCGGGACGACTTTGGCAGATGCCAGCCCGTTGGAGCCTGGTGCTCACCTGATGCCAGCCCATACGGTTGACGCTGATGCTCCTAATATTCCTGATGGTCATTTGGCCAAGTGGGACGGTGCGTGGGTTTTTGAAGCTATCCCAGAGCCGGCCGCCCCAGAGCCGGCCGCCCCAGAAGTGGTGCCTGATTTTGCCACATCGGCCGAGGCCAAAGTTGCGGCCACACGCTGGATCGACAGGTTAACAGGCACGGTCGAGGATCGGTATCCTTCCGTCGTGCGGTATGGCTGGGTTGATGAGGAATCTATGGCGGAGGCTTTTGTGGCGAACACCGCGACGGACGCACAGCTTGTTATTCTGCAGGCGGATGCTGATGCCAAAAACCGCACGCCGGCAGAACATGCGCAGCGGATCTTGGAAAATGCGCGCGCCTACCGATCCATCAAAAACGAAACGCGGCGTCTTTGGCTCGCAACACTCACCAATATCGACGCGGTGACGGATCCGTTTCAATACCAAGTCGTCCTGGAGGCGGCGATCGATGAGGCGGCTCCGCTTGTTGAGGCTTACGGATTGTGAGCGCGGGAAACTGGAGGAAAAAATGGCACTAATTGAGATTTATCGCGGCACTGACTTCAAACAGGATTTCTTTTATGTCGATGAGGATGATGAGCCGATCGATCTGACCGGTCGCACTTTTTCGGTGTTTGAGGTTTCGCGTGATTTTAAAGATAAAATAAGCATCATTCAAACAGACCTGGTGGGAGGTATGGTCTCTGTTCGTATCCCTTGGGTTGATACGCTTTCCAGTGCAATCACGCACAAGTTTCGCTTATCGACTTCTCTTGATGAGGACGATGTCGGGTCTGAGTTGATTGAGGTGCTTTACCTATGATCGCTGCAATCAAAGTCACCATCAAAACACCAAAAATCATTGTGTCCCAAAAGGGAACGCAGGGGCGGCCTGGTACAATCAACAGCTTTGATCCTGGTGACCTCGCCGCACTTTTCTCAAGCATCTAAGGATAAAATATCATGACCCTACAGCAACGACTTTCTGCACTGATCGCGTCGATGAAATCCGAGACTAAATCGATCCGATCCTTTGTCACTGGCACCGCTGCCGGTGACGCGACTGGTCTTAATACGGCGGCTACCAATCTCGTCGCTGCGATCAATGAGGTTCGGGCCACAGCAGAAGCTGCTGGTGATGCCTCTGTTGACGATGCCTCGAGCAACACGACGGCCGCTTGGTCTGGCAGTAAGGTCGCCAGTTCGATCGCTACCGCGATCGCGAATGCGCTTGAGGGTCAGGACTTATCGGAAGTTGCCGACGCGATTGCTGCGGCTGCTGCGGAGCGTGCGGATCTTGCAACAAGCGCGAGCGTTGACACGTTGACCACCACTGTTGGAAATAAGGCAAATACTGCGGATATCTACACGCAAGCGCAGCTTGGGAATCCCGACACAGACCTCGTAGCGGTCTGGAACGCAGCTTAAATGGCTTCACTCCAATCTCGTATGTCGGCCTTAATCGCAAAGATTAAGTTGGATTTTAACGCGGCAGTTTCGCGGATATCTGCTCTTGAGAGTCCTAATTATAATCCGACGTTTGGCACAGTCACCGCAAATGGATATGTGGACGGCGTAGGTACTTTGACGGGTACATCGCCTGCCTTTTCTCTTGCAAACGGTGGCATCCAAATGTGGACGCTATCCGGCGCGTCAACGCCCACGGACAGCCTTTCCGATGGAGAGGCAATCCTATTAGGGATCGATGATGGTTCGTCAAATACGATCACTTGGCCAGCTGGTACGTGGATCAACAACGCAGGCGCTGAGCCAACTCTTGCAGCGACGGGTTACACTTGGGTTGTGGCGTTCAAATCAGGTTCTGCGCTTTACTTCCAGCTTTCGGGTGATGGCACATGAACCTCGCGAGAAAGCTAATGGCGGGCATTAAGCCTGTGGTGGCTGATCCGTTTGGCCCTGGTATTGGCGGCCTTGAAACGTGGCACGACGCTACCGACATCTCAACACTTTTCACCGATGCGGCTATGACTACCGCTGTCACGACCACAGGCGATCCGCTTGGTGCTTGGGGTGATAAAAGCGGGAACGGTCACCACCAAACGCAAGCCACGGCGGGTTTGCGTCCGGCCTATGACACGACAACGATGGCGCAGAATAGCATTAGCTTTACGGGTGAAGCGGGCGGGCGCGAGTTTCTCTATAACGCCACGGATAAGCCGACGGTTATGTTGTTCGCTGTGGTGCAAACAAGCATATGGAATGGCCGCGCATTGTTTGGGTTCGACTCAAATAACAACAAATATGTGCATATGGATAATGGCGGGAACATTTATGTCTCTGCGCCAGATTTAGGTTACAGCACTGTTGCTGGCAACTATTCCGGCTTTGATCCTCTTAACGAGCCCCACATTCTCACGGTGGATATCAAAAATTATTTGAACCTCGATTTCACTCAGTATCCAATCAATGTCCCTTCAGACACAGGTGGCGCTCCGTCTGGCACGTATATTGGGCGTCGCCATAATACACCAAATAATGAGGCTCCGTTCACTGGCAACATTGTAGAGCTTCTCACCTACAACAGAAAGTTGACGGCGACGGAAGTCGCGGACGTCGAGGACTTCTTAAACTCAAAGCACAGCCTTGGCCTTACGCGGTAGATTGGGAGAAATATGAAATATATCAAACTCACAGATGGGGTGCCAAAGCCATTCACTCTGCGCCAGCTCGATGCAGACAACATTGGGATATCATTCCCAGCGGAGCCGTCTCCCGACGTACTTGCGGCCGGTGGTGACAGGGCTGTTGGTTGGTACAGTCACCTCGCTAAGTGGGGCCTGCATCCTTACGAAAAGACTGCGCAGCCGGATCATGACTCTGCTACCCAAGCCGTTGAAAAAGGTTACGCGAAAAAGGCCGACGGGGCCTATGTCGAGACGTATATTGTGCGCGACAAAACGTCTGATGAGTTGGCCGTTGATTTGTCCGAAGCGAGGGATGCGGCCTTTATGGAAAAAGGCGATTTTATCGAGGGGTTGGTTGTTCTTGGCATTCTAGACGGTGATGAGGCTGTTCTTGTATCTAAAGGAGAGTGGCTCGCACGCCTCAATTCTTTTTTGAGTTACTTGTCGCCCAGCCAGGCGAGGTCGATCCAGATCGAATGGGCTACAAAGGCACGCATTCACAGAAAGAACGTATTTGTGATGACGCTGGGTTCGTGGCTCGATGGCGTAACGCCTGAAATTCTGGACACGTTGTTCGGCATCGGTGAGTCCTCACAATGAGACCGCGTTTCGCTCGGGGTCTTGATCGGCGCTGGTCGCTTGCGCATGACGTCGATTGGGAGATCGGAAGCCAGGGCAGCGGGCGCTGGATCACAATCCCTGCGGGGACTGAATTCGAGAGCAGCGTCCCTTGGGCTTTGCGGTGGTTTGTATCGCCTGATGATCAGCGGTTCCTACTCGCAGCGCTGGTCCACGATTATATGCTGGAGAGTGGCCGGTTCGGGCCGTTGCAGGCAGCGGCCGAGTGGTTTGATGGGGCCATGGCAGGCGGAGCGCCACGGACAAAAGCCAAGACCCTGTTTGCCGGCATCGCGCTTTATGCAGTCATTCGAATGCGGCCGAGCTCGGAAACCGTCACAGCACCTTTGTTGTAAACCCATTCTGATGGGCGCTGGGGAACCGCCAGAGGATCGGGGTTTGTGGTGGTGGTCTTGTCTTCATAAATCAACGGCTAGGCGAGGTCTAAAATATGGCGGGTTTTCTTCATGGCGTAGAGGTGGTCGAGATCGACGCCGGCTCGCGTCCCATTCAATCAGTGAAATCGGCAGTGATCGGGATTGTTGGCACTGCGCCTGATGCCGATCCTCTAGCGTTCCCTTTGAACACACCGGTTCTTGTCGCGGGCTCTCGCCTTGAGGCGGCCGGCTTGGACACGGTTGGGGACTTGGCTGGCACTTTGCCGGCCGCAATGGACGGCATCTTTGATCAAATTGGCGCGGTGGTTATCGTTGTCCGGATTGAAGAGGACGCTGTCGAGATTGATCAGCTCGCGCTGGCAGTTGGTGGCGTAAATGCTACCGATGGGACTTTCGAGGGTGTTCACGCACTCGTTGGAGCGGAGAGCGTAGTGGGGTTCGCCCCTCGGATCCTGCTCGCTCCTGGCTTCACTCACCAGCGACCTGATGGTCTTGCAAACCCTGTAGTTTCCGAATTGATCGGGATTGCCGAGCGGTTGCGCGCTGTCGTAATTGCAGACGGTCCCAATACGACCGATGCCGACGCGATCACCGCCGGTGGCGACTTCGGGTCCGATCGGGTCTACATGGTCGATCCTTGGCATCGCGTCCTGGTCGGCAGTGAAATTGTGGACCTGCCACCATCCTCTCGTGTTGCCGGCTTGCTTGCCAAGGTGGACTTGGAGCAGGGTTTTTGGGTGTCGCCATCCAATAAGATCCTTAACGGGGTTCTCGGGGTGTCGCGTCCGATT